TAGATGGTTATGTAGTAATAGATGTAGACGATGGGGAACAGGCTAATGTCTTATTTAGAATTATTAAAGATTTAGGCATTAGATCAAAGGTAATGCAAACCACAAGAGGAATGCACTTCTGGTTTCAAACACCTAAAGTTATAACAAACAGTATTAAAATACTAACGCCAATTGGTATCACAGTAGATGTTAAATGTGGTGGAAAGAAGTCTTATGTAAAGATTAAATCCGCAGGAAAAGTCAGAGAATGGCTAATGCAGAACGATGAGTTAGATGTCTTACCAAGATGGTTAACACCTAATTCAAAATCAGTAGATTTCTGGAATTTAGGCGAGGGATCAAGAAATGATACATTCTTTAGATATATCGTAACACTACAATCAATGGCATTTTCGAAAGATGAAATTAAGCAGATATTAAAAATGATTAACGATTACATAATGAAAGATCCTCTCACTGAGGATGAATTAGAAGTCATTGTTAGAGACGAAGCATTTGAAACAAAAGTCAAGAGCACCCAAGAGGCAGGTTATCTAACCGATGGAAAATTTGCTCACAACGTTTTTGGTGATTTATTAAATCAGAAGTTAACGCCTATCACTGTAGATGGCACAATGTATATTTATAATAGGGGTTTTTATGAAGTAGCAGATCGTGAAGCCGAAAGAGCAATGGTTGAATTAATGCCAACTATAAGACGAGTGCAGAGAACAGAAGTTTTGGAATATATGAAACTTGTTACAATGAAACACCGAGACGAAATTCAGCAAAATCCATATATTATAAATCTTACAAACACTCGTTTAAATATTAGGACTGATGAAGAATTACCATTTTCACCTATGTCTTATGATTTCAATAAATTACCGCTAGTCTATGACAAAGAGGCTTATGATGAAACAATGGATAAAACACTTGATAAGATATTTTCTGGAGACAAAGAAGTCAGATTACTCTTTGAGGAATTTATAGGTTATCTATTGTTAGGTAATAATAAATTTGGTAAAATGATTTTACTTTTAGGTGAGGGATCAAATGGTAAATCAACCATCTTAGAGGTTTTAAAATCCTTTGTGGGCAATGGAAATTACAGCACACTGGCTTTAGAACAAGTAGGTGAAAAGTTTGCCACTGCTGAACTTGAAAACAAAATTTTAAACGTGGGCGACGATATTGACGCGGGCACAATAAAAATGACAGGTGATCTTAAAAAAGTTGTAACAGGCGAGGAGATCCAAGTTGAACGCAAAAATGAACACCCATTTAAACTTAGAAACAAAGCCAAATTAATGTTTAGTGCAAATAGACTTCCTTACATTATGGACAAGTCATTCGGTATGGAAAGACGCTTACTAATAATCCCTATGAATGCTAGATTTACAGCAGACGATCCAGATTATGACCCATTTGTTGAGGACAAATTAAAAGAGCCGCGCGCCCTATCCTATTTACTTAATTTGGGACTTAACGCCATCAAAGGCGTATTTGCTAGAAACGCATTTACAATACCTAAAACAGTAAGTAGAGAACTTTACAAATATAAAATCAATAGGTCATACACATTAACGTGGCTTAAAGACAAACGTATTACTTTGGATTATATTTTGAGTAAATCTATTGTCAATTTACATAATGAAATGGGTGGTTATTTAAATCAAATAGGAGTTAAGTTTGACAAGCACCCTAGTCTCAAAACATTTGAAAGTGAAATTGTCAGAGAGTTTAAATTGGAAGTAGATAGTCATAATAAAGACAGTATAGATTATATATTTAAGAGAAGTGCAGCAACACCTACTGTTGAAATAATGGTAGAAGATAAGGAGAATTAAAATGAAAGAAGATACATTTATTATAATTAGTGAAAAGAGCCTTAGAAAATTTATTAAAGCGACCGCCCAATTAGACCTATTGGAAGAACAAGGTATAGATAATTGGCAAGGCTATGGTGAGAACTTTGATGAATTGGATGAGAGACAACAAGCATATTTAGACGGTTTTGGGTTAAAAGTTAAAAATTAATGCGCGTTTCAGAAAATCAGGTTATGACTAGTAAAGGTTATTAAATCTCGATCGCTTAAAATGCACATATAATTGATGTTTATTGTAAAAAGGGATTGACAATACACTAAAATTATGATATAATTGAATTATCAACTTAGAGCCACGGGGGCGTGTAACCTTTATAAGGTTGCTAAAACCTAAAAAAGCGTATGAAAATACGCTTTTTTCATGCCGAAAAAAACCCCTCTTGGGACACTTCTGTGAGAGGTGCAGAGGGTTTAATACTATTTACTATTTACTTTCTTTGTTAAGGCTATAATGGCCTCTAAAATTTCTTCTACAATCTCTTTTGAGATCGGTAACTTATAGTAGTCAATATAATCCATTACTGTATCGACGACAAATTTTTTCTTTTCGGCGCCAGTAGCATTCTCAAATTGCTCTGCAACCTTGATATAATGTTCAATCTGTCCCTTTACTTCATTATAAGCCTTTAAATACTTTTTGCCTTTTTCAGACTTTGTGGCCCATATAGCCAAGATTATACCTATAATAGTAAGTATTCCTGTTAAAATTTCCCAAATCATTCTTGATCCTCCTTAGACGTTTCGTCTTTTTCCTTTTTATTTAAAATCTCTAAAGCGTCTTTAACTACTTTAGGGACAGGTATACCCATAAAGCCCATATTTTCGACAATACTTAATCCCTCCATAGTGGCATATGCTATTATGACACCGTCTTTAATGAAGTTTACACCCATAATAATGTCTAATTGATGAGCCACTACTACAATAAATAGGATTGTAATTTTCTTGGTAATTCCTTTAATACCCTGTGAGGATGAGGCGCGCCCATTTTCCGTTTTCTTCGATTTATGAAAAATCAAAGCATTTGTAAATCCTAGTATAACGTCTATAGCCATCATAATACATAAAGACACTAAAGCCTCTGTAAATCCTCCAAATAGATATGAAAGCATACTTCCTAGCACCCCTATAAATGTCATTATTTCTACTCGTAAATATTTCATAACTATTCTCCTTAATTTAAACCCCATACACTTACATTATAAGTTGTATCACAATTTATTCTAACCTGTATGGCAGATATACTTTCTACTGTTGCATATGTTAGTGTCGAACCATTAAATTGTTGAAGTCTAATTCCACCTCTATTAATAACTGGCACATTTTCTTCTTCCACCATTGCATACCAATGTCCCTCAACAAAGGGTGATTTTGCACGAGCAATATATCCCAAGCCCTGATTAGCAGCAGGATGGTGATTGTCTAAGTAGGCCTTAAAGTCTTCAAATGTATTAAATGTGTTTATTAGGTCTATATCATAGTGTGGCGATGTTTCAAGGGGGATCCAAACATTTCTTGTATATGAGTTGTCAATATAGAAGAACGCAGATGGAATAGTCATAACGCTGTCACCATAAAATGTACCATTGTATGAACCATCTAATTTTTTAACCTCAAACAATAATAATTTAAAATTGTTTAATTGGGCGATATTAATTGTGGCATTATTAGTATACGTCCCAATCAATGTAGGGACATTTAATTTACCCCCAAGTAGCGTTATAATATTGCCCGTTAAACCATCTAGTCTATTTAACTCTGCCACTGTAATATCGGAAGCAATAATCTTACCATTTCCGTCAGAAATAAGTGCTCTATTTTGTGTCAAGTTTGTGGTTAAAATATTTGAGATTGCACCAATCAATTGAGAAATCGTAAGTTTTGTGTCGGCGTAATTCTTAACCGCTAAAGCAGAGGGAATTTGATCATTTGTAGGTGAAGCACCTATTGATGTAACTTTGTCAGAAACCTTTAATTGCGCGTAGTTTGTAACATTACCCAACCCTACTTGTTCCTTAGTGACACTATGTGGATTTGAGGTATTGTTTAAGTGATTTTGAACTTCCTCTAAGAAGTCCTCATATCTTTGTAGTAAGTCTTTGTCAACAGGTGTCCCAGCACTTGTAATGCTATCGGGAGAGGGCACGATTTCCACGCGCCCATCACCTAGTGTCGTCATAGTATATCTTTGACCGCCTACTACTACTCGATCATTGATTATTTGTTTGATAAATGCCATTTTAGGTTTTCCTCCCCTGAGTTAAATTCTTTACTGTGTTTGATGTAAGTCTTATCTGTTAAATCCCCACCATAGTTGCTTAATATTACACCTTTAATTTTGCCTTTATAAGCCCCATTGTAGTTGATTTCTAATTCGTCAATTCTCATAAATTCTGATTGTTCTAAGTTTAAAACTTTAAACGGAAACGATACTGCGTCTAGGGTATTAAACAACGGATCAATCCTTAAATCAAATTCTACTTGACGACTATTTGAAATCTCACTCCAAATTTTTGTAAGCGCGCGGCTTGCTTTAAGTTTTGTGTCAATCATAGGATTTTCATAAGTCATACTTGTTCCGCTAGAGCCTACATCTTGTAGAATATTTATTGTTGTCCTTGCCATTTGATGTCTATATAAGACTAATTCTCCCGATCCTGAACCACCTACGACGATCTTATAGGATCTAAACCACGTATTGTCTTGTGAAGCCACCGTGAGTGATCCTGAGACTTCCACTCGTCCACCACTATATGGTAGATCGTGGTTAATTTCAATTGTTTCGCCCGCCGTGACTTGAATTCTTGCCAATTCTAATTCATTTGGGTCACTTGCATAAGTGCTAATTGGCACAATAATTTTTTTAACTGGCGCGGCGATATTGAATTCGGGCTTAGTCGTCATAATCTTTTTGCTTGCGGTTAATTGTTGTCCTGTTACGTCACGAATGAAACTAATATTTGCGTCGTCATCTAAGTGAATGTGAGCGTTTACGCTTTGAGCCAATAGTTGCAATACTTCGCGTTTTGTTCGCGTTTCCATTGAAACAGGCACGTTTGCGTTTTCAATTGGTAGTTCGTAGTCCGTTGCTTCTACGCCTTTTTCTATCTGCACTTTAACTCTCATATTATTCATAACATAATCCGTAGCAATCCAGAAGTCTACAGACTTAATGGTATTTATACCATCAGTATATGATGTCTCTCCCGCCATAGGTCTATTTTGTGCACCACCAGATAAGGTTCCTAAAACTTTAAAAGCCTGCGATGGTTCGCCCTGAATAATGTAAGACTTTATTGTGTATACTCCTAAAGGTAAAGTAGCACTGAAGTTTGTTACTATGTAGGAACTTGTTGTTCCATTAAATATAAATTCCCCTGTCCAGTAATCATAGTCAATCGTAACGCCATTTACGTCATAAAGACGATAAACGCCCTCAGAAATTTCTGGTTTGCCCGTTAAGTCTGGAACCGCTAAGTTTTTACGAATGTTCCATTTCTTGCTACCGTCTGGATTTACAGGTAAATTGTAGTCCTCAAAATTGTCTACACCCTTATAGTCTCTACCTAATATTATATCACAATAATCATCTAAAGTCAATGCTCCAGACTTACTATACATTTCGTCGGCGTCAAGTAAATTTAAAATGTCGCGCGCCGTAAAACTTGCGGTAATGCTATTGTTTGGTGCTTTCCAATCGGTTAAATAGAATGTGCCATTCTTAATCCATTCCTCGTTTTTGCCGTCTAATCTAAAGCCACTATAAACTCTAATTTCAGTCTTTTCGTTTAAGTATTTGAAGTATGAGTTATACCATAATGG